CTACGGTAAACTTGATCGAAGACGCATCGCGCGCCGGGCAGCAAGAGACGCGCGAAGAGGACGGTCAGAAATTTATCGACCTGTGGATCGCCAAACTCTATTCGGATGACGATGTGATGGAAGCACTCAACCGCAAAACCGGCTTGCAAGGCGTGGGGCGTTAATGGCGATTCCAGTCTACCCGGAAGGGCTGCCCTGCCCGCTGAGGGAGAACTACGGGTTTACGCCGGTCAATAATATCCGGCGTACGCCGATGGATAGCGGCCGCGCCCGGCAGCGGATAGAGTTTCCTAACGCTCCGGCCATGGTGTCGCTTAGCTGGGTCATGACGGGACCCCAGGCCATGTTGTTTGAAGCGTGGGCCGCACAGGTCGTAGGCGCCGGCTGGTTCATGATGACGCTTCTCAGCCCGATGGGGTATAACGAACACGAGATCCGGTTTACCGAAGTGCCCGTGGGCGGTGAGCTAACCGGGAAATTCCTTTGGCGCTACCGAACTACGTGCGAATTGCGTAACAGACCATTATTGCCGCCAGGGTGGGCCGAATTGCTACCATCGTTTGTGCTGAACCCGGAGATTTTTGACTACGCGATGAACCGCGAATGGCCTTTGTTCGATCAAGGCTCTGTTGTTCAAATGTTGCTTGAGGACGGCACACCAATGCTTCTCGAAGACGGCTCACCTTTTTATCTGGAGAACTCCTAATGGCTGGAAAACTAACAGAGCAGCCAGTTGCCGGCGCAGGCACAGAGGACGATCTCTATCTAGTCGTTCAAGCCGTCCAGAGCCGTAAGCAAACCCGCGCCCAGCTTCGCACGGCGATTCTCAGCGCGTGGCAAACGTTTATCCGTACCTTCCTTGCGTCCTCCACGCCAGCGAATGCGCGCACCGCGCTTGGCGTTACGATCGGCACAGATGTCCAAGCTTATGATACCGATCTAGCCGCCCTGGCGGGGATCGGCACCGCGGGCCTGTTGGCTCGCACGGGCGCAGGCACTGCTGCCGCTCGAACGCTTACCGGCACGACCAACAAGGTCACCGTATCTAACGGTGACGGCGTTTCCGGGAACCCGACGCTGACCCTGCCGGACGCACTGACTCTGGTCACCCCGACGGTATCCGGCCTGCTGAGTCTTACCGGAGGGCAGGCAGCGTTCCCTGCTACGCAAATCCCTTCGGCGGACCCCAACACCCTGGACGATTACGAGGAAGGGACCTGGACACCGACGATTAGTTTCGCCACACCGGGGGATCTCAGTGTTGTTTACAGCACCCAAAGTGGCCGCTACACGAAGATCGGGCGTGCGTACATGTTCGACGCAACCGTCACTACTTCGACATTTACTTTCACGACAGCGACAGGTTCGCTTCGTATTAGCGGTCTGCCACTCGCGCCCGCTAGCGGTATACCTGCGGTCGCCCTCTCGCGATGGACAGGCGTAGTATCGGCTGTCGCTACCCCGCAGATCGTTGCGATGGTAAGTTCGTCCAACATTTTGCTTGAAGTGATGAACGTTGCTGCAGGCACTGCGGCGTCGCTAACGCAGGCTAATGCCGCGAGTGGCGTGCAGAAAAGCATTTTCCTAACTGGTCACTTCCCGTCCGCATAAGGGGCTACCAATGATTTACAGAAAAACAGTATTGGACCAACCCGAACTGCATCGCTCGGGTCTTCTCCAGATTAGACTCGGACTCCTGTTGGTAGAGGACGATGTAGAATTGTCCTGCCAGTGGCACCGCACAGCCGTCGAGCTTACCGGCGATGTACAGCAGCAGATGGCCGCCGTTAACGCCCACTTGGCCGTGATGGAACCGCCGATGCCTGCATTGCCGCAGGAAGAAATCGACTTCATCAAGGAATGTCATGCTCTGCTGAAAAGCCGATTCACTGAAGGGGCCGCGTAATGGCGAACACGTACCCAACCACACAGTTCCCGCTCGGGTCGACCGAAGTCAAGGTGTTGTACAACAACGCCTCCAACCTGGACGACGCGGTAAACGGCACGCCAGTAACTTGGGTCGACCGATTCGGCAACGTCCGTAAGTCGTGGGCGGGGATCGAGCTCGACTTTGAAAACTTCCTGTTGGCGAGCGGGTACGAATTCATCGGCGACTATGACGACGTGGGCGAGCTGACCTTTACGCGCCCTAACCAGATCATGTCTAAGGATGGCGAATACTGGCGCCCAGGGCCTGAACTAGCGCTCCCGTACACGACCGTTGACAACTGGGTAATCGATCAGCCGAAGTTCGTATCGACCGGTGATGCTTCATTGCGTGCAGCCCTGGCGGCTTCCAACGGCACTACCATAATCGGTTTCGGTAACCGGACGCTGTTCGATAAACTGGGCGAACACGTCAGCTGCAAGGACGCCCCGTTTAACTGCGTGGGCGACGGCGTGGCAGACGATACCGCCGGCTTGATTGCCTTTGCGGCCTATCTGGACTCTGTACGCCAGTCGGGGCCTACCGCTTCGGGACCGCTGACTTCGTCTTATACCGGTACCTTCCCGACTGCATACATCCCGCCGGGCACGTACCTGAAAAACGGCGCGATCCCCTGGGGGCCATATACCAAAATCGTTGGCGATAATGCGATCATCAAAGAGATCGACAACGATACCGACGGCTTCGTTGTCGATCAGTACCAGTTCGAGATGACCGGCGTTCAGTTCGTCGGCGGCCGGCACCATCTGGTATTCTCGAACGCGAACATCAACTCTTCAATGATCAAGGTCGACTACTGTCAGTTTTTCCTTTCGCGCAGCTACTCGATCAAGACGTTCGCCACTGGTGGCACCTTCACCCACATGTCCTGCAATGCGGTGCTCAACCACTGTCGTTGGGTATCGAATAACAAGGTTATGGACAACTGCTGCGACTCCATGGTCGTCAACGATGCTTGGGTGCAGCCGAGCGTAACCAACCTGACTGCCAGCACCGCGCAATTCAACAATAAAGGCGCTTCGGCTACGGACCTAGACGCGCAGACCCGCTTGTTCTTCAACCGAGGGTTCTTTATCCCGGATGTCGGTACCTTCGGCGTAGACCGCCCAGCTAACATTCGTTGGGTCGACAATTGGGGCTCCTTTATCTCGCATGACGTCCGTTACGGCGGCGAGTTTGCGGGTATGAGGATCGTGGACCACCTGGCCGTGTTGGATACAGCGCTGCCATGGAACACGACCGAAGTCACCATTCGCGGCGGACTGGTTTTCTGCGGCCCAGACGCGGACACCACGGCCTGCATCGTCGGCCTTCAGGGCCAGGCGCCGCAGCGGATGAACATCGGTGGGTTCAGCGGTACGGTCAGCAGCCCCATCGTCCGCAACCTGTCTTCCCTAGATCTGCCGGCGTACTACGCGGCCTTCGAAACGGCTACCGGTCGGTCGGCTACGGAGTACTTCAAATATGACATCAGCGACATCATCACCAACGTTCGGGCGTTCTCGCCTACGCGTCCGATGCTGCCGAATGAGATGTACAAATACTTGATTCAAGGCCGGAACACCCGAGTCGCAACGCTCGGCACACCAGCCATGGTTAACGGTTCGGCGAACAACATCATTTCTTTCGGCACAACGCCGGAGTATGACGCGGTACTGGGCGCCTTCGTGGCCGCCACGCCGAGCCGTCTGATCATGCCGAACGGCTGTTCCAAGATGCGGATCGAAGTCGAAGCAGTACTCGACGCCGGCGATAGCCTCGCCAAGGCGATCACCGTCCAGCTTCAGGACTCTGGAGGCACTCGCTGGAAAGGCGTGAGTGCCATTTACGGCTATGATGGGAAGGCGAACCCGTTCGGTGACAGCATCCACTTCACCGCAGACGTTTACGGGGTGCCAGATTCCTACTGGCAGCTCAACATCAAGCATAACGGGACAACGAACCGAAACCTGCTGAGCTGCCGCGTAATCATGACCCCGTTGGATATGATCATCTGATGAGCCAAATCCTCGCTGAGGTAAACGCAGGGGCAAACGGGCGTCTTGATGCGATCATCAGGACGCTTGAGCTTAACTGCGACGCATGGGCCGAACCTGTGTTCATCTGCAACGGTTTCGAGGACGTAATGGCAGTCACGGAAGACGCGCGCACCGTTACGTTCATCGGGGCTAACATTGACATCGCCCTGGCCGCTAAGAACAACAAGGGGAACCAAACCCTGGCCTTCGCGGTAGACAACACGACCGGCGAAGCGTCACGCCTAATCGACGCGGCCATCTCCGCGAATGCCCGGGTCACCGCCGTTTACCGGACGTATCTGAACACCAACCTATCCGCCCCGGCGGAAAGGCCTTACTTCCTGACGTTGCTGTCCGGTTCCATCCAGGGGCAAGAGGCGCAGTTGCAAACCGGGTATTACAACATGATCGGTGTCGCTTGGCCGCGAGCGTTGTACACTACGACCTTCGCACCGGCACTCAGGTATCTGTGATGGACTTCGTGAATAAGTACCTCTCATGCGCGTACGAGGACGGTGCCAGGGGACCGCACCTTTACGATTGCTGGGGCCTCGTCCGGCACGTCCGGCACGCGGAACTAGGAAAGCGGCTCCTGGCCGAATACGGAAGCTTGCGCAACACAGATCCGCGAGAGTTCACCCGTGCCTACGAAGCCGAATCCTCTCAGATGGAGTTGTGCGATCCGGAGCCGGGCGCCATCGCTTCGGTAATGATCGGACGCATCTGCACACACGTTGCACTAGTGGTAGAGTCGCCGGATGGCCTGCGGATTCTGGAGATCAATCCGGCCAGGGGGCCGCGCTGTCTCCCCCTGCACCGCTGGCTGCGGGATCACTCAACGGTTACTTTTCACCGGGACAAACCATGATCGAGATTTACGCCAGTCGCTTGTCGGACGAAGGCAAAGAGACCTACAAAATCCGTAAGCCGCAGACGATGGCCGAGTGGCTGTACCGCCATGGTATTTCCCGCGATATAGATTTGGGTAAGCTGGCGATCAGCCTCTACGTGAACGGCGAACGCCTTTTGCCGCGCCAGTGGAAGACAACCCGAATCTCAGCCGAAGATAAAGTCGAAATCTACCGGGAGCCGAAAGGCACGGACCCTTTCACGATTACCTTCGCGCTGATCTTCGCGGCCACTGCCGCTATCGCCTTGCTTACGCCTAAAATCCCCGGCATCAGCGCGTCGCGCTCTACTGGCGGCAACCCGCTGGATCAGGGGAGCAGTAAGGGCAACAAGGTCAAGATTAACGACGTGCGGCCAGAGCTTTTCGGCTACAACCCACAGCGCTTCCCGGATTACCTGATACCGCCCCGGGCGTACTTTGCTAGCCTTCGCGAGCCCCGCACTGAGATGTGCTTGGGTGTCGGCCAGGGTTCGTACCAGATCGACCTTGAAGACGTAAAGACCGGACAGACGCCGCTTCTATCCCTCGGCGCGGATGCTTCATTCACGATCCACGCGCCGGGGGCAGATATCTCCTCCGAACCGGCGCACTTTTTCTGGTACACGGCGCCTGAAGTGGGGGCCAGTAACACCGGGGCTGCCGGATTGGAACTGACGGTAGAAACTACCTTGACCGCATCGGCCTCAGCGTCTGTCTTCACGTTTAACGGCGACGTGGTAGGTATCCCCGTAGGCGCCGGCACGTTCCCTGCTGACTGGGTAGCAGGAACGCTAATCAACCCAGTAGCGCCTTACAGCTTCACCATTGACGATGGCACTGGTACGGGGGGTCGCGACGTAATCAACGGGCCTATCGCCCAGTTCAACTTCGTGATCGGTGACGAGATCCAGATCATCGGTGACAACGAAGGATTTTATGTCGTAAGCGACGTGACGGCGACGACGCTGGAACTGGACTATGAAGGTGGCGCGCCAGGCGTCGGCCTGGTCATCGGGCCGGTGGTTATGGGCATGTCTTATCGCGGCTTCCGGTTCCGCATCCTGAGCTACGCGGCTCAAGCGCTTCAAGTTAAGCGGCTTACCGCCGGTGGTGCAGATGACGACGACTGGCCAGGGTGGGATAGCCTTTCGTCCAACGTAGCGCAAGTCCGACTGGACAGCTCTAACCTGCAGGGTGGTTATCGCGGCCCGTTCCCGGCGTGTCCTGAAGGTGAAGTCGTTACCGATATCGAGTTCGACATGTTCTTCCCGAGCGGCATCGTCGGTCTTGGGTCGCAGGGCGAATACATCTTCATCCAAGCGAACTACTCTTTTGAATATCGCGACATGGCAATCGGCGGCGCGTGGACGGCGGCCACGTTTTTCACGATCAACAACTCGCTTGACGCCATCGGCAAGTCCCACCGAGTAGCTTTGCCTTACTCGATGCGGCCTGAATGCCGAATGAAGAAGCTGAATATCCCGCAGGGCAGTCTGCGCCCGGAGGAGATCCATGACGTCACAATGTGGCTTCGACTAAAAGGCCTCGTTCAAACATCTTCCCCGGGTAGCTATCCCGGTATGACGGTCATGACCTGCGACATCCGTGGCGGTGACCGCATCTCGTCGCAAAGCGAAAGCCTGGTGAACCTGGCCTGCACCCGGATTCTGCCGGTACTCCGTGGCGGCGTATGGCAAGACCCTGAACCTACCCGTGAGATCTCCGCGGCGGTAGGGCACATCATCCGTAACGTAGGGTACTCGGACACCGCTGACATCGACCTGGTCGAGCTGGATCGGCTTGAGTCGACCCGCTGGACGCCGCGCGGCGACACCTACGACCGCATCGTCATGGATTCGAAGACCGTTAAGTCGAACCTCCTGGACGCGCTGAGTGTCGGCTTCTCGGAACTGACGATCGATCGCGGCCTACTCGTCCCGGTCCGCGACGAACCCCGTGGACCTTCCTTTGATCACGTCTACAACCCGCACGTCATGTTAGAGCCCTTGTCCTATGAGTTCACCATGCCGGATCAGCCGGACGACTTCGACGGCGTGGACGTGGAGTATTACGACCATGTTACGAAGCAAGACGAGACAGTCGAATGCCGTTTATCCGGCGACGCCGGAGAGCGAGTCGAGAAGCTGAAACTGGAAGGTGTCGGCAACCGCACCAAAGCGTGGCAGTGGGGTATGCGCCGCCGCCGCGGTCATATCTACCGGCAGCGCCAATACAGCTTCAGAACGGAACTGGACGCGTTGAACAGCGCTTACTTCGACTATGTAGCGCTTGGCGTTGCGACGCCAGGGTATGGGCAGAGTGCGGAAGTCGTCGGGTACACCGCGGGTCCACCGGTCACGCTGGAATCGTCGCAGCCACTCGACTGGTCAGTACCTGGAATCTACAAAGTCGTTGTGCGCCGTTTGGACGGTAGCGCTTCAGGGCCATACAATGCGACTCGCGTAGACGATTACACGTTTACTATCCCAACCCTGGACTTCGTACCGGATTTGTCAGGGCAAATCGATACCCCGCCGATCATCCAGTTCGGGCATGAATCGACGTGGTGCTTCCCCGCGCTGATCACTGAAGTGAAGCCGAGCGGCACGAGGTCGTGCAGCGTTACGGCGGTGAACTACGATCCCCGGATGTACGCAGACGACGACAACTTCCCGCCATCCTGAAGGGTGGTATCATGGGTGAAACACATAGGGGTTAGACCATGCGGGATCAGTGCGAGACGTACGCATACCTTTGGGTCTGTGCTTTGCTAGCCGGGATGAATGGTTACGCCGCCGCCGGCGCCGCGATAGGTTGTTGTTTCTACCTGGCCGCGCCCAAGGCCACATCATTCAGGGAACGATTCATGCTTACTCTGTTCTCATGGGGTATGGCGTACGGCGGCGGCGTGTACTTCTACGGCGGCGGTCCTCCATACGACGAGAAAGCGTTATTCGTATCCGGGGCTATCGGTGCGCTTATTGCTGTCGTGTTCACCGCTTTAGGCTACATGGTAGAGAAAGATGGCCCAGTGCCAGAATGGATTAAGACAATCATCGGTCTCATTCCATTTTTCAAAAGCCGGGGTGGCAACGATGGAGCTTAACGTGATTCTGCTTTGGGTAGAGTGCGTGATCCACTTCGCAACCTTCCTGATACTCTTCGCTTACAACGGTTCACACTCACGACAACGCTGGGGCGTCTCTATGCTAGCCGTAGGGCTCGCCGCGGCGAACGTCGGACTCTTTACCCTTATCCTCTTCCACATCGTAAAACCCGGTCCGGCCATGGTTCACGCCTTGATGATCCTGGCTTTCGGCTGCGTGTTAGGTTTGCTGATTAGAGCGAAGGGCAACGTGGCGAAGATGATACCGCCGCTCAATACGAGGATGTTTCTGTGACTGCTGCCGAACTTGCTCAAGCGATGAACATCCCCCCGGCACGCGCTCAGAAGTGGGCCGACGCGCTCACCGCAGCGATGGTCGGCGGCAAGATCAATACCAGATTGCGCATCGCCGCTTTCCTCGCTCAGATCGGCCACGAGAGCGGGTCTCTGTTCTACGTAAAAGAACTAGGCGGCCCGAGCTACTTCGCCAAGTACGACGGGCGTAAAGATCTCGGCAACACGCAGCAGGGGGACGGCGCAAAGTTCTGCGGGCGAGGGTTGATCCAGGTCACCGGCCGGGCGAACTACGGCCGAGCTAGCCAAGCGCTGTTTAGCGATGATCGTCTGCTGAAGACGCCCGAGCTTTTGGAACAGCCGGAGTGGGCGGCGAAGTCCGCTGTCTGGTACTGGTCGACGCGGAACCTGAATGCGTTGGCAGATGCCGACCGGTTTACCGACATCACCAAGGCCATCAACGGCGGAACCAATGGGCTTGAAGACAGGAAGGCACGGTATAAGTACGCGCTGACGGTGCTCAAGTGATGCCGGCCTACGGTTACGTCGCCGCGTTCCTGATCGGAGCTGCCGGCTCGTGGTACGTCCAGGGGTTGCGCTGGGATAAAGACGTACAGGAACGCGACCTGGCAACCGCTACAGCGATTAGCGCGAACGTGGACGCAGTGAACCAACAGTTAATCGCATCACGCGCACAGACGGAAGCCATTCGGGCAACGTTCATCGAGTACAAGGCAGGTAAAGAAAATGAGACGAGTGCTCTTGAGCGGGCTGTTGCTGATGGCACTAAGCGGCTGCGTGTCAAAGCCAGTTGTCCAGCAGTGCGCGCCGATGGGGCCATTCCCGGCGGAGCTGTCAGCGGAACCGCAGAACTTGACGCCTCTGCTAGATCGGATTATTTCGAATTGAAGCGGGGACTCGACCGGCAGTACGCCGAGTTGCAGTTCTGCCGGTCGGAATTGAGGAAGCGTTCAGCTAAGTAAATTCTTTCGGTACGGTGATCGTGTCCCCGAATTTTGTAGCTACGATTGCTTGACACGCCGCGATCAAAGCGTGGTCACAGGCGTCAGTAGAATACTGATCGCCACCTCCGTAATAAATATTTGCGAGCCAACGTTCCGACATCTCTGTACCTTCTCGCCCGTCGTGCGCTTCCGGCGTAAGAGCAACTTGGAAACTCTGAACGAGCGGACCGCCGAAGTCCCAATCTGAGGAGTAGCACGGCGGAATATGGTGCCAGCGGTTGGTGTAACCGTCACTGTTGAAGAACAGCTTCTCTTGGGCGTTCAGAACCATAGCGACGAGGCAATCCAGAAGTCTGCCCCTAAGGTCCGCTGTTTTTACTTCTACCGTTTCACTCACAATAATACTCCTCTTCCTCAGTTGCATTTTGCGCAGCGGCTGTCGCCTGGCAGATAACCTGGGCGTCCTGCGTGAAGTACGCGGCCACTGACACCGGGCCGTTTGCGGTTAGCATGTAGAGCATGACTAGGATTTTCATTTAGTGCGCTCCAAGTACCGGCAGAGCTTGTCGTAATGGTCGGGGCACCTACGATCCGGCAAACTACCGATCTCCGACAACAGATACTCGTGATAGGGCGCTGCGCCTTTCTTGGCGTTTAGGTCGGTCGACGTATATCCGTAGCCGATGTAATAACCTTTTCCGCGCATCCTGTGATTAGGCTTACTCATTCCGCTTCACTCCTTTTCGCGGCCCGCACCATGCGAGCGCCGAAGAATTCTACTTTCTCAGCGTTGTACAACGCTTTGTTGTCGGCCTTTACCGCACCGCCCATGCGACCAGTGCAGGTACGCCAGATCGCTTTAAACGCTTCGCCTTCCGCAAATGTCATACCGAGCGCTTCGATAATGTCGATGCTCTCGGCGGTGTACGGAGGGTTGTTAGGGTCAATGGGCTCAGCTACGTGGCATTTGTAGTAGTCGACACTGCCGCCGGTTTTCTGTTCGCTCATATCGTGTTACCTGGATGAAGTTCACGTTTAGCCGCTAGGTAGGTTTCGTGCGCCGCTTCGGCGGTTTTGAAGTAGCCGAGGTAGATTCGCTTCCGGTCCACTTGGATGAACGACGTAAACCCTCCTGTGTTTACCGGGTAAACGCCTAGAAGGCCCGTCTGCTGACCGCGGTGGGCTCTCTTCTGGTTTTGCATGTTAAAGACCCGATCGGCTTCACGCAGATTGCAAAGTCGGTTGTCGTCCTTTAGACCGTTTACGTGGTCTAGCTCAGCTTCCGGCCACTTGCCGTGGGTAGCAAACCAAGCTACGCGGTGCGCGAAATACTCAAGTCCGTTTATTCGTAGACGAGCGTATCCATCTTCGCGGGTATACCCGGCTAGAGCGTCTTTCTTAGCTCTGTAGCTGCGTTCGTAGTTCCACCGGAACAATCCGGTATCCGGTTCGTACCTCAGGCGATCGTTCAGAACTTCTAAAGTCAGGGGATCGTTTTCTCTGAATTTCATGCTGCGGCATCCTTTAGGTAGCCGCGTTCTTTTAGCGCGGCCATGAGTATGTCTTGAACCTCTCGCTTGCTATGCAGGCGTTCCAAGACCAATTCGTCCAGGGTATCGGCTGCCATGATCATGTGCATGAACACCGGCCGCTTGAAGCCCGCTTGGAATTGGCGCGTTGGGCCTATCCGCTCGATGAACTGCAGGTAGTTCTCCAAGCTCCACGAGTAGCCGAAGAACGCCATAATATTCGTGTGGTTCTGCAAACCATCCACGCCGTGTCCTACCGACGCAGGGTGAGCGAACCATACTCGACCTTCCCCGGCTTGCGCTCTCTCGAGGCCGCCCTTCTCAGCCAGGTCTATGCCGTCCGGGAAACGCTTCTTGAGCCGGGCGAGATCTGAGCGAAAGTTGTAGGCCGTCAATACCGGCATACCGGCGGCTTCCTCGATGATCTCCTCCAGTGCGTCCAGCTTCTCATCGTGGATCTTTTCCCAGTCTTGCCCGCCTTCCAAATAGGCTGCGCCGTTCGCGATCTGCAAAAGCTTCATCGACTTGGCCGCAGCGTTTAGCGCTTCGATCTGCTGTCCGCCTTCCAGCTCCATGAAGAATTGCTTTTCCATCTGCTTGTACATCACTTTGGCCGAGGGTGGCAGATCGACCATTATCTTGTTGATGATCGGCGCTTCAAGGTCGAACCAGTCGGCGGCATCAATCGTGATACATACATCGCGCAAAGCTTCCTGCATCTGCACCTGGGCGTTATCGTTCGCCTCTACGCCGAACCCGGTGTGCGAAGCGTGAAACCAGCGCTGCTTGAAAGCATCGAAGGTTCGGCCGAGGCGATCGCCCTTATCGACGAACCACATCTGCCCCCAAAGATCCTGTAAGCCGTTAGGGCTGGGCGTACCGGTCAAGAGGATGATCCGCTTGATCTTGGTGTGCGCGACCCGTGCAAGTGCCTTGGCGCGCTGCGTGCCCTGCCGTAAGCGAAAGCCCTTCAACTTGGTCGCCTCATCGACTACGACGGTCTTGAAGGGCCAGCGGTCGCCCAACTCCTCGACCAACCACGGTAATTGCTCGAAGTTTGTCGTGTAGATGTCCGCTGGAATGCGTAACGCTGCGCGCCGCTCCTTTAACGCGCCAGTGACGACAACGACGCGCAGGTGCTTGAGGTGGTTCCACTTGCGCACCTCGTTCGGCCATGTGGTACGCGCGACCCTGAGAGGTGCCACTATTAGGCATGGGTACACGTCTTCGACGAAGGTTAGGTCTTCGAGCGCCGATAGCGTTGCACCGGTCTTTCCGGTACCCGGGCTAGACCAGACAGCGCAACGCTTATTGCCGACGATGAAGCCGCCGATCAGTTCCTGATAGCGGCGCGGGATGAAGTCAATTGCCATCAGACAAGACTCCCTGCTGCATCGCCTTCTAGCATGGCTCGTTTCCTTCTTTCATAGCGCGCTGCTTGTCGCGAATAATGATGTCAGTGCACCACTGGTTGCCGTGCTCGCACTTATTCGGCATACCTTCGTTGAACGTGTAGCAGCAATCTGAACAAACCCAGCCGCATTCGCCACGCGCAGCCCGTTCAGTCCACTCGCGAGTTACCCGGTCCATTTCGCTGATGTGCGCAGGCAGGTCTTTAGCGTCGAGCAACGTAATTTTTATTTCCATCAAGCATCCACCCTGAAATATTTATCGACCGTAATAGGTTGATTTCTTTTGAGGTCGTCTATCACGTATACGACTCCCTCAACCGCGTCCAGCCAAACCACTTCGGCACCCGCAGCACGTCGACGATCATGGTCGCGCACCTGAGCTTCGGTAGGCTTTTTGCCGGTCGCCTTCAGCTCAACGAACAACACGCGCCCGCCGAACGTAATCAGCCGATCAGGCACCGAACGACGCTGGGGCGAAGTGAACTTGCAGCAAAGTGCTCCGATCTCCTTACACCGTTTCACCAAATACGCTTCAATATCTCTTTCCAACATCACGCGCACTCCTTAAGCAAACCCATTTTTGCGTTAGTCAAAGCGAATTCACCTACAGCCTCTACTGCCGCTTTGTCGTAGGCTCTAGCTGCGTCTTCGGCGGTATCGAAACGGCCAAGGTTTATGTTCCTGCCAGCGAACTGTAGCTGCGCTCTGAATTTGCCCCGCGCACGGTCATAGCCGACGCCTTTGAAACCTGAGAGGTTCGTGCGCTTACGAGGGACGTTGTATTTATTCAGCGAACTGGTCGCAGGGCGAAGGTTGCTGAACTTATTGTTCTGTTTATCGCCGTCGTGATGATCAACTTCTTGTGGCGTTTGCCCTGTATGCAGGAAGTAGGCCAAACGATGCGCTAACAGACGTTTACCGTCTAGCGAGAGGTGGAAATACCCCGCGCTGTGCAGACAGTCAATTACGTCCCCGGCTAGCGCCTGATATCCTCGCGTCACTAAGCGAGTAATCCGCCCGGTTTCGGGATCGTAAGAAAACAAGGACGCCAAATACTCGCGCGTAAAGCCCTTCAAGTTCGGAGTCATGGCTTCTCGCTCCTGTTCGCAGCTTCAACGCAGGCTGCTAAACCCAGCATGTCCTTCCCACAGAAGCGCCAAGTATCTTCGTGCGATCGTGTTTTCCTGTAGTAGCGGCGAATCATGGTGATCCGAGTATCCTGAAGGCACTGATACCCGTGGCCGAACCACTCTTTACCGCCGTTGTAGTGTGCGTTCCGTGTGAACGTGAGATCTTTGGCGTCAAGCATTGCCCTTCTCCTTTTTCGCATCGCGGTAAGACTTCTGGTAAATCCGCAGGCATTCAACGCAGCGGTAGGACTTGATCCAGCGTTCGCCCTTTAGCTCAGGGTGTTTCGGGCAAAGCCGACCGAAATATACTTGTTCGCGCATCACATTTAACCTATCTAGAAACCGTAGAATCTAGATAGTATTCCTAGATAGAACTCGCCGTCAACCTTTCCGGTAGCGATACGCTTCGAAGCCGGCGGCGGCGAGCGGTAAGC